AATCTCTCGGAGCCATTTGTTGAAACTGTGGCGAGCGCCAGCGAAGAGACCGACGCGGTTGTCGATGTCGATGCTGCGCCGGCGTTGTACCCTAAAAATAGAACAAGGGACCACAATGATACAAGTGATAGTGATTCATCCCAGTCAAATTCTTCATATACTACGATAAGCGGGAGCGACGGAGACAGCGACGGAGACAGCGACGGAGACAGCGACGGGGACAGCGACGGGGACAGCGACGGCGACGGGGACAGCGACGGCGGAAGCGACGAACGCGCGGACGACTCTGCGATTCAAGTTGATGATTCTTCGTTCCACAGCGACGGCGAGAGCGACAGCGACGGCGACGGCGACGGCGACAGCGAGAGCGGAAGTTATGACAGCGATGATGAGCAAATCATCGTAAAAATCAGCGACTTCCCAGTCCAGGCCATTCTTCTTGAAAAGTGTGTGAGCACACTCGACCATATTATGATGACCGATGAACTCACGAAAGAAGAGTGGCAATCGATTCTATTCCAAGTCATAATGACGCTCGTCATTTATCAGAAAATGTTCGCGTTTACACATAATGACCTTCATACGAACAACGTGATGTTCATCGAGACCACCGAAGAATTCGTCTACTACATCTACGAAGGCCAGTATTATAAAGTCCCAACTTACGGACGCATCTTCAAAATCATTGATTTCGGGCGCGCGATATACAAGTTCCGTGGCGAACTCATCTGTAGCGACAGTTTCCACCCAAAGGGCGACGCCGCCACGCAGTATAACTTCCCACCCTATTATAATCCAGAAAAACCCACAGTAGAACCGAATTTCAGTTTTGATTTATGCCGGTTCGCCTGCGCGCTCTTTGACTATTTTATTTACGACCTGCGCAAAGTGGACAAACTGTGTAAGTCGGATCCCATAATCAAGTTGGTTGTGAAATGGGTGACGGATGACAAGGGGCGCAATGTGCTGTATAAATCCAGCGGTGAAGAGCGCTATCCTGATTTTAAACTGTATAAGATGATTTCGCGGTCGGTTCATCATCACGTCCCTTCATCCGAGATTCATAATCCGCTCTTCGATGAATATAAAATCACGATGAAAAAATACAAGAAGCACGCAGCACTCTCTGCGAAGTTCTTGAAGGCGGGGCGAAACACACATATTATTATGAATGTTGATACATTACCGGTGTATTATACTGTATAAATGACCGCCACTGCTGATGCGTTAACTGCGACGTTTCTCGAGAAACAGCTTTCGGTGTGCTGGAATACCATTCTTGGCGATGAATTCTATCTGCCGCATTGTCCATCCCATCGAACATCCGGAATGACCAGTCTCCATATGATATTGAACCTGTGAAATAATGCTGTCGTCACCCGCGCTGAACATGAATCCGAGGTTGGATGGCGGGCTATACTCCGAGATATATTTCCATACATTGATTTCGCGGGTTTTGATACACGGGTCTTCATTTGCGCGAAGAATTGCGCACATTCCGTCGCGGACCATATCCTCAGACCATTTGTCGTTGAAATAAGAGAGGTCGCAATCTCTCACAGCGTCAAGAGTGAGAGGCCAATATTCGTGTTCTTCGGGGATGATTGGGGTGCGTTCCAGGTGAACGGTGACGGATTCAGGCGCGATACTTGTGGAGGTAGCAGACATTTGATAATGTGTGTAGAAGAGATAACAATCATAAAATGGTTTCAATTTTATGATTTATTATTCAATCTAATATAAACATAATTATTGGTAGTTAGTTATTGATACTGTATAATGAACCGCGACACGATTACCATCGACGGGACCACATACGACATCACCGAATTCAATCATCCAGGCGGCAATGTCATCAAATACATGAAAAATACCGCCGACGCGACCGAGGTCTTCCGCGAGTTTCATCATCGTTCGTCGGAAAAGGTGAATCGGGTGCTAAAATCATTGCCGGTATACCCGGAAAGTGCGCCACCCGTACACGCATTGACCGACCATCAAAAGGAAATGACCGCAGACTTCCGAGATATGCGCGAGAAGCTCGTGGCGCAAGGATTATTTGAACCGGATTATATCCACGTCTATTTCCGTATGCTAGAACTCGCATTTTATTTCGGAATGGGGACGTGGCTTGCGTCCTATAATATTTATGCGTCGGTTCTCTCGTTCATCGCATTTAAAACCAGATGTGGCTGGGTCCAGCACGAATGCGGCCATGTCAGTTTTACCGGTAACAAGAGCATTGACCGCGCCATCCAAACATTTACAATCGGGTTCGGCGGCGGGATCAGTTCGTCTGTGTGGAATTCTATGCATCACCGTCACCACGCCGCACCCCAGAAAATAAAGCACGATATTGACTTGGATACAACTCCATTTATCGCATTCTTCAATCGCGCGTTTGAATCAAGCACAAATGGAGCCAAAACCGCGCGGTTTATGAGCCGGTGGTGGATGCGACTTCAAGCGTGGACGTTTTTACCCATTGTAAATGGCATCTTCGTCCATTTGTTCTGGATGTACTATCTTCACCCGACGAAGGTGTTTCATAAGTTATGTTCTGCTAAAACGAGAGCACAGCATACATCCGCTGCGTTTGAATTGGTATATATGGCATCTTCACATATATCGTTACCGCTTATTTTTTACACTGGCGGCGGCAGCGGTGGCGGTGGCCTCTTATGGTCGTATTTCCTCCTAATGGTCGTTAATTTCTGGAATATAGTCTACCTCTTTGGCCACTTCTCTCTTTCGCATACATTTACCGGCGTAATCCCAGAGACCAAGCAACTACTATGGTTTGAGTATGCTGCGAATCATACCGTAAATATATCTACAAGGTCGGCGCTGGTTACGTGGGTGATGGGATATCTTAATTTTCAAATAGAACATCACTTGTTTCCGTCAATGCCCCAGTATAAGAACGCATTGGCTGCGCCGTATGTTCGCGCATTTTGCGAAAGACACGCGCATGCACTCAAATATACTGAGCATTCGTATAAAGATGCATGGTGCATGATGTTATCCAACTTGAACCAGGTTGGAAAACACTACTATGAAAACGGGATCGGGGCATATACCGAGGCCGAGGCCGAGACCGAGACCGAGACCGAGGCCGGGTCCGAGACCGAGGCCGGGTCCGAGACCGAGACTGAGGCCGAGACCGAGACCGAGGCCGGGCATGACCATCTAGACTAGACTAGACTCAAAACCCAGGTGTGTCCACAAATACTGCGGGTGCGCCACCGCTGCCAATACCTCCACCGTCACTACCGCCACCGCTTCCGATATTCTCGAATTGATTCAATATAAACACCGCTAGTACTGCGGAAATACATACAACGATTGAATCACGGATAAGCACTTTCATTGGTTTCTGATTATCGGGTTCTACGAATCGCATCTCCATAAATTTCAGCACAAAATAAACAGCGGCCACGACAACTCCGATAATGAATAGTTTCGTAGAGTTGAACATTACAATACAATACAATACAATACAATACAATGTATATAGTTCTAAATAGAGTTATATACATACAATTTCAATTATTTATTAGGTATTATACGAATTAAGTTTGAAATGCCATCATTACGGGAGGATAACAAACATACATGATGCCACCAGCGATTGCTAAAAACGCAAACGAGAAAATGAATATCAAAATGTCTAGAAGAAAAATATTATCATACCATTTGCCAGGTTCTTCTTCGTCTTCATCCGCCATTACTGTATGTATGTATACATACTACACATTACTATTTATTCTGTGAATTACGCTAGGACTTCAATATCATCTAATAATGGTGGTGCGTTGATATATTGCGTTTCATTTAATGTGTGAATATCTAATGTATCCAGCTTTATATCCCCGCCAATATTCAGACGGCCACTATCGTCATCTGCGTCTGCGTCGTCTGCGTCGTCTGCGTCGTGTGACATGTATTCGTTCTTTCTCTCACTTGCGTCTGTCTCAAATGTGCGGACTTGATTCTCTCCAAAGGATACGCCGCTGCCGCCAGCGCCGTCTGCTAGGCTGGGTGTAGACACTGCTGACGACGACTCACTTCCATTCAATTCGCCTACAAAATCGAGTTGTCCAATGCCGTCACTACCGACGTCGCTCCCGTGACTACCGCCGTCACCGCCGTCGCCGCCACCGCCGTCACCACCGCCGTCGCCGCCGTCTTCGCTTGAAACACGGTCGCGTTCGCGATGACGGCGACGGCGCGTAGATGAATGATGTGCGCGGCGCCTCGCCGAGAGGTCGGCGTCTTCTTCCGAGAGAATAGGCTCTTGTTTGATGACCTCCTCATTTTCGGTCACTTCTACGACATCCTCAATCGTTTCTTCTAAATACATCCGGATCAAGTCTTCAACGGGTATATTATCGCGAATGGTATTATAAATACACTCCTTCACGATGATTTCAAACTCGCGATTATTGCGCTGGGTGTGAAGCGGAACGATACCTCTCTCAAAGATATACACATTGGAATACAGCTTTCGCGCACTATTGACGTAAATTTTATGAATGAAATCCGAGAGTTGCGGGATTTTAATATCCACCTTCTTCTGCTTGGTTCCAACACGCATCACAGTCATACACTTCAGATGAATGATATGGACACACGTAATCAAATCTTCTAAATATCCGCAGGTGCTGCGTTCCTTGATTCGCGCGGTCTCGTCTTTGATGATATTGGGGTTCCATTTGGGAACTCGCGAGAGAAGGTTCTGGAATGTCATAAGATATTTGTCTTGTTCTTTGGAACCCGCACATAGCTTGACAGCTTCGTCAAATATGGACCGAAACCCTTCTTGGATGAGGGGAGTTAAAATATTGACAAGACGAGACGCCCATTCGTTTTTTGATTCATATAATGATGTCACGGAATAATCGTCCATTACGCTACGCTCGCTCTACATGAAAGAAATATTTTCTAAACTCATTTTACAACGAAATACAATAAAATGGAGAAAAAACAACAGGAGAAGTTTCTCATTTCTAAATTCTTTCCTGACTTTGTCAAACATGATAAGGAGTTCGTATCGTCGAAGTTCTATCATTCCTGGATACATGTGGACGAACTCGATCACGTCTAACGCACAGTAACCTTGTTCGTATAATGATACGGACAAATCCAGTATTTTTATGTATTCTTCGCGGGTAGGTGGTGGCGGCGCACTGGCGAGGTCGTGATCGCCCGTGAGAAAACTCGGATGAACTTGAATCAACGACTGTAATGTATGTGGTTCTCTCGATTTAATAATTTTATACGTATCGCACGCTTGGTCGGCAAAGTAAGTGTGTAAGTTCACGGCGGGGCCGGTGTCTGCGCTCGCGCCCTTCTCTGTAGAAACACAGAATACTGGCGGCGGGATATAAATATCACAGAACCGCGAGAGAATCGGTTTCAGTAGACTGTCCTTGTTTTCAACGACAATAAAAAACCGTGTGGATGAACTGAATAATTCAATACACCGCCTAAGCGCGGATTGTGCGTCAATGGTCAGTTTGTCCGCATTGGTCAGAATGACGGATTTGAAAATCGCGCCATCTTTCAGGTCAATATTCGTTTTTGCGAAAAACTTCAATTCCTCGCGGATGAATCGTATACCCTTTCCGTGCGCACAATTCGCGCGCATAACATAGTTCTTCATCGCGGTTTTATCCCCACCGTATACCTGCTGAATAAATCGATTCAGAATATACGTTTTCCCAGAGCCGTTAGGTCCGTAAAAAATAATGTTTGGGATTTTCCGGTTCTTGATGAATACATCCAATTTGTTATGGATGTTTTGATGAATTCCTTCTAATAAACTTGTCATTATTGTGTTGTTGTAATAATGACAAAATGGGTTTAATACACTTTCGCATCACGCCGCGTTCACTGCCGCGTTCACTGTCGTTCATAGATTTATACTCTGTTCGTATGGCATCACCTTTGACGGTTTACTACCGCCCGCCGCCGCCGCACCGCCTCCCGCCGCACCGCCTCCCGCCGCGCTCCCGCTCGCTTGGCCATCCGTATAATAATAGTTCGTGGTGTAATAATAGTTCATCGGTTTGGACGCGCCAGAAAACGGCGACTCTTCTTCATACCCTTGTCCGTTATACATTCCGAGATAAGCCGTCGCAGCGGGCGACCCGTCCTCGTAATAATACGCATTGTGTTTCGCGGTGCGTTTATTCCCGGCGGGGTCATTCGGATCGATCCAGTTTCCAATTCCGCGGATGATGTTGCCTGTAGCGTCACGGATAGACCCGAAGAGTCCGGGTGTGCCGCCAGGGCCGCCGGGTCCAGGACCGCCGCTTCCTGGTTTCTGTCCGTATCCCTGGAAATTCCGCGTAATCCCGCGCTTGTATATGTCATCTTCGCCCAGCGCAGAATAACTCGTATCGCGCGCAATGTCATCATATTGTGTCCGAGTGGTCGCCATCAAATTCTTTTCAATCTGGGTGCCATCCGGTAAATACGTTGCCCAGCGTGTCACTTTCAGGCAGTCCGCATCAATTCGGCACGCATCCGAACCGGACTGGCCTGGATTGTTACACTTCCACGGGCATTTACGCATCAGGAGTATACTGTTGCCTTCCGCCGATTTGACAATGTTGCCGCTCACGTCCATCCGGTAGATATTTTGGCAGTTGCCTTCATTGCTTGACAATGTGGTCGGTTCGGCGCATTTACGAACGTGGCCGTCATCGCCGTATCGCCAGTTCGCACCGTCATACCACGAATCGGGGTGGCTGGCGATGAGACGGTTTCGACGCGCAACCACGACATCATATTTCAGTTGCGCGTCGGTCTTCGCCTGCGGGGACGTAGCAGAACGAAGGGCTTTATACGCCGATTCATACTCCTTCTGTGCCTCAATCGCCCAATTCATTTGGCGTTTCACGTCGGAGATGAGGACATTCGCCGCAGCGCTGGTGACATATGTCGTGCCATCACTCGCGGTTCCGGAGGATGAAGGCGTGCCGGTGGATACGGCCGCGGTCGTGGCAGCCCGGGCCTCAATGGCCGGGAGAATATATTCGCCTTGGTCCAGAACACCGCCATCCACGGAAAACGCATTATTAAGCGTCGTCCCCGATTTGTAGGTGCGGATTTTCGCGGTCGTAGTGCTCGTTTTCGCCGCAGGTGTTTGAAGACCGGCGATGGTTAACTTAATTGGCGTATTGTTCGGTAACGAACCACCCAATGTAAACGCAACCACGTTCTGACCACCGCCGTATGTATTTACGTCGGATGTAATGACGCCAGCACTCGATATTGTGGATAGTGTGTCTTGAAGACTCGTGCTAGGATTCGTCCATACAAAAGATATACCCAGGTCAATATTCGCCGTTCGCGTTACATAAGGGACTTGGACGAGGAAAATATCCCCCGACACCAGAGCATTTGTAAGCATTATTGTCATAGAATATGTCGAAGCAGTCCCCGTATAATTTGGCGATAATTGCGGGCTTTCGGTGGAAATTTTACGGCACGGCAGCAACGTCGACAATCCACCGTAGATTGTATCATTGAAAATACGCAATTGTTTCGCAGCGTCGGATGCGGGTGATAAATTCACAAGAACGAGCGTCTGTGCGCCAGAAGACGGCTCCGCGTTGCTTGCGAGAGACACATTTGCCATACCGCTCCCAGGGGCCGCAGTCGTTCCAGGAGTTATCTCATTATTCACCCACTTGAGTCCAGAGATTTCCAGCGCATATTTCCCGGCCGCCATCGGATTCGCAGTTTGGACCGTATATGTAATGACGCAATACCCCACATCGGCACCCGTCGTCGGAAGTGTCACCGTCAAACCGCGCCCATCCGCCGCAGTATCCAGGTCCGCCGCCGTTCCAGCCGCAGTTCCAACCGTCGCAGGCAATGGGCCGGTATACGCACGCATTGTCGCCTTCAACCCCGCAGCACTTGTATTCTGGATATAATACGTAGGAACCTTAATTGTCACGACTTTCGCAGGGATAGAACCGTTTACGCCGCGCAGCTCCGCTGTAGTTGTAAAAAGAAACCGAAAAGTGGTTTCAGAATTCTTCACATAAGAGCATTGATTGATGATAAGGGTCCCGTCTGAACGCGACCCCGTGGTAGCGGCTGGCGCATGCGAACTTTGTGTCCTGACTTCTCCTTGATAACGAACGTGGTCCTGTAAAGCAAGCCCTTCAATAACCCCCGTCCCGTATCCTTCCGATGGCGCGACCCAAGACCCAACCCCGCCATTCCGGTAGGTTCGCGATATCCATACACTGACTAATAACACCACGATTAGAATAAAGACTATCGTAAATTTATCACTGAATAACTCGCGAAGATTCATATCGCTGAATATAATATTATAACTACTATAATGTTATAAAATTATCTACGTCGACGACACCGGATGATTTCAATACGTCTGTAGGCTATGTGTATACGGATTCTGTCTAAATGCGTTCAATATATCCGGCTGGATTCTCTCGTTCAGCTTACTTTCATCGTATCCCTGGGGCATCGTCATCTTTCCGTAAATATCAATACTGGGAATGGATGACGGCGCATTCGTCGCAATCATCGTGCGCTGATTGGAGCGGTCCGCATCCAGACGGTCAATCTGGACATTGGTGTTCGAATTAAAGAGCGACATTGAACCGTGGTTTGTTACATTTTTATAGGTCTTATTGACATTATTACGCTGGTTATATGCGGCATTATATAGACCATTCCCCATACGGGTCGCGGTTCCACCTGCGCCTCCTAAATAGTCGGTGCTGGTCGTCGCGCGCTCCGTTTCTTCCGGCGTGTTCTGAGAGATTAAATAACCCGCAGCAGCCTGGCGCTCCACATTGAGATGATCGTAACCGACCAACCCCACGGTTGTTTCCTTAATGGTGGTAGGTGCGCGGTCGGCGGGATTAAATGTCGCGGTGACTGCGGCGGGGACGGGCATTCTCGCATTCTCATACATGCGCGCATTTCCGACCACATTCTCCTTACGCGACGGTTTGAGGACGTCCATTAAAGGCGCAATAACGGCCTTGAGTGCGCCGTGGATACCGCCCATCTCGTTCGGACGCACGGTTGTCCTATTATTATGCGTAAATTTATAGCTCATTCTGCCGAAATCGGCCTCGGTCGCGGTATTCTTCTCCGCAGCATAAGGATTGATAACAGGTTTTCCGTCATAGACTTCGCGCCGTGTATCCTCAAAATTCTTCGGCGCATACATGGCGCCTCCTCCATCCGCGGGAGCAGTCGCGCCGAAATACTCGCTCGTCGTCGTCTGGCGATTACTCTCGCGGTCCATCTCAATCGCGCGCTGGGTCTCGCCCTTCTCTGCGCCGGTCGTCGTAAACCATCGGTCAGGCGTATTCACGAAGAATGTGTCCGGCAAATGTTTCTCCATTCGCCCTAAAGTGGCCGTGGTCGGCGCGGTTTGGATGTAATGCGCAGCGGGTCCCTGGTGCCCGTCGAGAGAATAGGAAAGCTTGGGGTTCGTCTTCACGCGCAATTCATCCACTCCGCGGTCAATCCATTTCTCTCGCGCTTCCATTCCAGAATTGAATCCAAGTGTTCCTTGTGAACCGTATCCTTGGTCCAACCCCGGGCCGACGCGCACCTCTTCCCACGGCTTCACATTGGCGATTTTCATACTAGGGTTCACACGTGACTGGTAGAAATCATTCTGGTTTGGCATACCATTGGGGAGATGAAGGTTATCCAGCGGACGGAAAAGGGGCGCCTGCTCGGTTTTGGAGAAAAACTGAGAACCGCCGCCGATCTTATTATCCAGCACATTTTCATGCATATTCGCACCGGTCGTCGTTCCGCGGATTTTCGCGCCATAATATGGCTCCATATTGTTATGCGTAAATGTCCTCGGGTCTATCTTGGACCCCATCAGCGACGTAAACCCGTCCTTACTGTAATTATCGCCGAATTGTGTATCTAAACTTTCGCCGTAGAAGGGCAGCGAGGCCGAGGCAGAGGCCGAGGCAGAGGCCGACGACGGACCCGTAGTAATGATACTATTCTTATCGTTTGAGGAATCGCGCCCCCTCTCCGCAATCCCGCGTAGGATGCCTACACCACCGACCCCACCAGCGACCCCGGCCGACATTTTATCAAAATCCACACCTCGCGCATAATAACGGTCGGTCGCGGTGTTTGGATTCTTGTAGTCATTTACATTCGATCCTGTATTCGGGCGAATCACAGGATAATTCGTAGTAGGAATGTTTGTGTTGGGTAGATACCTCGACTCGTGCTTGCCCGCATTTCTATATCCTTCGCGCGCGCCGCCGTTGCCGTTGCCGTTGCCGTTTCGATTCGATGCGATATACGCCGCACCAAGACTTCCTAGGATTAATGCGAATTCAGCCATATATATTACGGTATTATATCTATCTATATTATTCTGCTACATATAATATTCCGCGACATATAATATTCCGCGACATATAATCAGCGACGTTATGAAAACAGTGCGGTTGTTCCGCTAAACTGGCGAAGGTCACCAACATTCTGGATGCCATCACCGCCCGCACCGCCCGCGCCTAAACCGCGCTCATTATCGCGTCGCCCTCCCACCATCCCTTCCAGAGCCGGGTTCGTATTCGTAGGATGAACCGTAAAATAAGTATCATCCGCGATTCCAGGAACCGTGGTCTGTGGAACAAATCGGTCTTTTTCAATCATACGTGTATTCAGGTTATTGTAAAAGGGAATAAAAACATTCTCCTGTGGGTCAAAGTGAAGCATCTTCCAGTTGTCCTGCTCTACATCGCGCAACATCCACGCGGGGTGAGTGGCGCGGGTCTGTTCAACGGAACTACCGCCCTTCATCGGGCACCGAATCATCTCGTTTGTGCGTGTTGCTACCGATGCGCGGTCGTCGTGGTGATAATTATCTACCGAATCTCGGTTCAGTTTGCGTGATAAGCCAAACAATTCTGCCTCAATATCCACGGAATTCGTCATAATATTGCCGGCCCAACCTTGCGCGCGGATATACGGGTCTTCCATATAAAGCGGTTTATCGCCTGGACCGGGCGCATTCAGATGATATCGTCCTACATCAGTCGATTGCTGAAGTTGTTTTTTGACACGGTCAGGGTCATCGCGAAATCGTGTAAATGACATCGGAATACGGAATACGGAATACGGAGGAAGTAATGCTATTATAACGTGGTAAAATAAAACAAACCTAAAAACAATAACGTATTCTATTTAGAATAACGTATTCTATTTATCTGCGTATCCTTCTTGTTATAAATGTTGATAACTGAAGTATGTGACACTGACGCAGTGGTCGTTCAGGAAGCACGCAAACCGTCTAAATCTTATACCATTTGCTTGAATATGATTGTAAAAAACGAGTCGCATATTATAACACAAACGCTCACAAACCTCTGTAAATACGTGGATTTTGATGCGTATTATATCTCGGATACTGGTTCCACTGATAACACAATGGACCTGATTCGCGCATTTTTCAAGGAGCGAGACATCCCCGGGCACATCGAACAAGTAGAATGGCGCGATTTCGGCTTCAATCGCACATTGGCGCTTCAAATGGCGTTTCAGAAAACCGACTACCTTTTTATATTTGACGCGGATGACTCTATTCACGGCGAGTTTCGTTTGCCAGAACATCTCACCCATGATGCGTATCAGCTGAAGCTCGGCCAGACATTTGTCTATCTGCGAACTCTCATCGTGAATAACCGAAAACGGTGGCGGTTTGTTGGTGTGCTTCACGAGTATATTGCGTGCGTGGATAAAGAGGAGAGTTCGTGTGCGATTCCGGGTGAATACTACGTTGATTCTGGGCGATGTGGAAGCCGGAATCAGGATCCCAATAAGTATATTAAGGATGCTGCGGTGCTAGAGCGCGGATTTTATGAAGAAGGCGGCGGTGGCGGCGACCGCGGACTCGCCGAGAGATACGCATTTTACTGCGCACAAAGCTGGATGGACGCAGGCGTCGCATATATCGACAAGGCGATTGAATGGTATCTCCGCGTTCTCACGCAAAACAACTGGACGCAGGAGAAATATTACAGCGCACTTTGCCTGGGAGATTTGTATAATAAAAAAGGCGATAAATACAATTCGTTTAAATATTACTCTAAAACGATGGAATATGATGAAGAGCGCATCGAAGGTGTCGCGTCCGTAATGGAAATCCTCCGCGCGGACGGAAACCATATGATGGTGAATGCGTTATACCACAAATACAAGGGCTACAATAAATTTCCGCAAAATAAACTGTTCTTGGCGACGGATAAATACCACGATATTATTGAATATAACAATTCTATCTCCGCGTTTTATATTTCAGACAAACGAAGCGGATATGAATGCTGTAAAACCATCCTCCGGCATAATATTATGGCGTTTCATTTTCTATCGTCTACCTATAGCAATTTCGCATTTTACCGCCCGTTTTTTGAAGAGGACACCTTTCCGGAGATTCTGCGCCTGTTTTACACTGTAGACCAATATCTCGCCATCGTCGCATCAAAAAATGACAGATATACTGATGATGACATTGTAACATGGGACCGACTTTTCGCGAAAGTGAGGGACGCGCTGGTGGCGCCGTGTGAACTGTTGAAAATAACGGTCGACGCGGGCGACGGCGCGGGCGAGGTGCGCGAGTTTCATTTATCGCGCCCGATTCATAAGTTGCCCTATCTGGATAAAAATATGCCAGCACAGAACCCATCCATAATTATCGTAAATCGCAATCGTCGCACAAACCCCCGCGTCATTATAACATTTACCACGTGTAAACGCATTGACTTGTTTCAGCAGACGGTGAATTCTATATTGAATATGTGGACGGATGTCAATATGATTGACTACTGGTATTGCGTGGATGATAATTCTAGCGAAGAAGACCGCGCGAAGATGCGGGGCGCGTATCCCTGGATGGATTATTATATGAAGTCTCCCGAAGAGAAGGGGCATCGCGCGAGTATGAAAATCATTTGGGATAAACTCAACGAATTACGCCCTGAATATTGGATTCATATGGAGGATGATTTCCTCTTTCATACCCCAGGAAGTTATATCCATAAAGCCACGCAAATGATGACGGATGCGCGGAATGCGGGGCATAATGTGCGCCAAATTTTATACAACCGAAATTATGGCGAGACTGTGAGAGATTATAAGATACAGGGTCATAAAATAGTGCGACGGGTCACACACGAAATCGCGCTTCACCAATATAAAGTCGGCGTCGGCGGCAGCGGCGGTGACTTTGATTATGGAAATTGCCATTACTGGCCGCATTACAGTTTTCGCCCATCATTGATTGATGTAGCCGCGATTCTGGCGGTAGGAAATTATGATACACCGAACCAGTTCTTCGAGATGGATTACGCGCACCAATGGATGAAGCTAGGGTTTCTCTCCGGATTTTACAATCAAATCACGAATCGGCATATTGGCCGGCTTACCTCCGAGAGAAATGACCGCACGCAGCCCAATGCGTATGAACTAAACAATGAGAGTCAATTCGTGGCGCCGACCGCACCGACCACGACCACGACCACGACCGCGACCACGACGACGACGACGACGACGAAGAAGCGATACTATTCCACAATTCCATTTGATGATGGATTCGGCGCACAGTTCCAACGTTTCATATGGACGTGTATTTATGCGGAAGAGTGTGAAGAATCCACTTTTATATACAGAACACCCATCAAAATTGCGCATAATTATAATGACGACCCGGGTTTCATAACAAAACTGGAAACATTAATGAATATGAAGTCTCATTATATGAATTATTCCGATGTTGTCGCGCAAAACGCGGAACACGAACGCGCTGGCCGGCGCGAAGAAATCGTCGAAATATTGACCCCCGACTTTTACGATATATTCAACTACATTGAGAGAAATATCGATAGGTGTATGAAAAGCAACAGTATGGCGCGCATCAAAGAGCTTTACTGGCAAAATAAAGACCGTGCGCGCGAACGGGCGCGAGTCTATCGCATCGATACCGCCGCCGCCGGCGGCTATACCCACCATCTAGCCGTCCCTACGACACCCTCGGGCGGCTATACCCACCATCTAGCCGTCCACATTCGCCGCCCCAATTGCGATGATACGCGCCCCAACGGCGGAGAAGAATACACCAATGCGTATTATCTCCGTTCTCTATTGACGATACGAGAGACATACTTGAAAGACAACGCAGCTATCAAGATCCAGTATCACATCTATTCACAGGGTGACGAGGATAAATTCGCGGACTTTATCGGACACGATATTATTGGTAGAGATGTAATGCTTCATTTAAATGATTCCAATGAAGACACATACTTGGGGATGACACTGGCGGATATACTCATAACATCTGCGAGTTCATATAGTTATAGCGCCGCATTCTTCTGTGACGGTGATATTTATTATACGAAATTCTGGCACAAGCCGTGTTCCTGGTGGAAACTCCTGCCGTCGTAGTCGTAGTCGTAGTCGTAGCCCGAGCCCGAGCCGCGGCCGTGCGTATATTTTTTATTCTAATGTAACAGTAACAGTAACGGTAACGGTAACACGATGTCAATAGACACCGATGACGTATATGGTGATTCGGAGTTTTTAGCCGAGCGGGACAAGACTGTTCACGATTTTCGCGCGAGCGAGAAAGATACAAAACGCAAATTAATAGAAAAAATGCTTACTCTGCGACATAATATGAAATATAACAAACATTTACTGTCGGTGTATATGCGGGCCAAAGGACTATTTGATACAATGGTAGAGGAACATCGTTCGCAATTGAACCATTTAGATGAAATATACCGACACTTGAATAATCTGATTCGTGAAAATCTCTCGGCGCAGCGGAATAATCGGGCGGATACCCGTTCGAAACTGATGATGACCGAACTCGTGAAAGATAAGAAGCGAATCGGGTCGTTATTGAAAAAAATGCGGGGAAGTTTTGACAAATTAATGGATATAGATACTGTCATTGGATCTACGACTAAAAAAATCAACGAAATTACGCTTATGGACGAGAACGTGGAGGACGAGGACGAGGACGAAGACGACGAGGAGGACGACGACGAGGAGGACGACGACGATCACGATCACGAGTCAGATGACGAAGACGACAACGACGATCACGATCACGAGTCAGATGACGAAGACGACAACGACGATCACGATCACGAGTCAGATGACGAAGACGACAACGACGATCACGATCACGAGTCAGAGGACGACGAGGACGAGGACGACGAGGACGAGGACGAGGACGAGGACGAGGACTATGACGACGAGGACGAGGACGACGACGAGTCCGAGTCAGAGGACGATGACGACGAGGACGACGAGGACGAGGACGAGGACGACGAGGACGAGGACGAGGACAACGATCACGACGAGACGAAGAAATCCGTTATATTGTTCTGATATTCTCGTTTTAGCAATAATGAATACAAACGTGACGAACGTGCGAACTTACGCCATCTCACCCGTTTTCGACACGCTCGTTGAAATATACGCAGCCAAAATGTTTTATAAATTGCGACCATTTCATTCCCTGGATATAAGTCAATTGTTTCTACGATTTCAATGGTGGCGCCATAACATTTTGCGAATGCTATATAATCTTTCAATTTATTTGAGAAGGGAAATGTATATAAACAAATATAATGCTCATCTACTTCTGGAGAACTTGTATTCTCATTAAACCCGTGTATTTCCGCGTTAAACCTTTGGCATAATCCTAACTCATAACGAGACATATATATACGCGATACAATCCATATAAAACACGTGAATATAATTCAATTTTGTAATTTATTATATTCTTAAAATATATATTATTGATATTATTATCAAACGAACCGATTCAGAATGGCGTCGTATATCAATCGCTTATTCAATACACCGTTTTTTCAGAACAGATTCGTATTATATGGCAGTTTATTCATTGTATTATTGAGTATTCTGCGTCATTTGGCAAATAGTAACATTAATGCGGTGATCCTTATGGCGTTGATTGGACTCGTTATGTCATACTTTAGTAAAAATATGATTATTGTTCTTTTGACTGCGTTTGCTTCTGTGTTCATCTTGGAAATGGTTGGGTCGCGCGGTGTTATGGAAGGTATGGAGACAAAGAAAGGCTCAAAAAAGAACGACGAGGAAGCCGACGATGAAGGGAACGACGACGCAAAGGCCGAAAGCGACGACAAAGCCGACACAAAGAAGGAAGGCGCCAATAAGAACGGTGACGTCGCCAAGCCTGGCGTGAAAACCCAAAAAAAGGTTGAGAAGCAAGGAATGACGAAACTATCGCCGGCGAGTTATGATGGAAAAGACGGCGATGACGACGGCGACGGCGACAGCGAAGACACTGGCAGCGGCGGCGGCAAAGGCGGTGGCAGCGGCAGTGGCAACCGTATTGATTACGCCTCCACATTAGAGCAAGCGTATGATAACATAGAGAATATCATTGGCGAAGAAGGTGTGCGCGGTTTGACCGACCAAACGAAATCCCTGATGAACCAGCAGAAGCAACTGATGGATAATATGAAAGATATGGGTCCATTGTTGAAATCCGCCGAGGGTTTTATGAAGCAGGTGACTGGAGGTGGCGGTATTGGTGGTATAACCGAAATGTTGAAGGGGTTTGCGACACCAGGTGGAGCACCGACTGTTGCGTCCTCCAAGAAAAAATAAATAACGACATATAATAATACTAACCCTTCTGCGCGTTTAGCCTTATTTTACATAAATGGTTAGAAGGTGCCCCCCTGGTGTATTCTGTTTTGAAAATATAACGCTCGTGGTTGTTGCTGTCATTATGGTGAGTCTCGGGATTTACGCGCATTCGCGGTTTTTTGGCGGCGGCGGCCACGGCTACGGCCACCACGCGCACGGCCACCACGCGCACGGCCACGGCGGCGTGTTACTCGAGTCGACCGACCCGCTGTCGGGTTCATTGGATTTCGGGATTGGTGGTCCATCATCCAGTCAGGACGTATTATTGAATCCGTATGTTCCGCCTCTGCGCGATAACTCGGTTGGCGCGACACGCCCAAGCTACGATATCCGAGGTGGCGTTGAAACTATCCATTACGGTGGAATGGACGGCGGCAGCGGCGGTGGTGCGTCAGGTGTCCGTGTGAATGTTCCCACGCGTTCCGTAGATACGACGTATCGCCAAGTGGGGATTCTTACGCGCAGCGGCAGCGGTGCGTCGCAGGAGACGATACTTCCATTGATTGGCCGCCCCTTATTTACAAACCGCGATAAATGGCAGTTTTATTCATTAAGCGATAAAAACAATGCGATCAAGTTGCCGGTGATTATCAATGGAAAGAGCGGAACTGGAGAATATGGGTGTAATAATGTGAGCACGGGCGATACCATATACGTGGAAGGGTATAACGATGCGTTTCGCGTTACGGCGTATGATAGTGCGTCGTTGCGTTATTTGCCGTTTTAGGGTGTTTATTGATAAAATTATATTGCGGATTTTATCAATTATATCACGAGCACTGCCTTCATCCTGTTGATGACGCTGCTGCTGCTGCTGCTGCTGCTGCTGCTGCTGCCGCCGATGCCGCCGGTCCCAATTCTTTATGTTCTTTTTTGTATTCTTCGGCCGTCTCCTTTGCTTTACCTTCCATTGTTGACATATCCACATCCTTGTATAATGTAATAACGTCGTCAATTGTCTTGTCTTTTATTCCCGTGCCTCCGGTTGGGGATTTTTCGTCTCTCGGGAGTATCTTTGCTTCAGGTTCTGGAATATACTCATCGGATTGAGTTCCCCATCCCATAAAATGGACCAGATTTATATTTTGTAAACCAGGGAATCCGAATTTTCGGATGAGATATGCTTTCCAGCGTGTCCCTCTTGTGTCAATAGCATCTATCTCTTTGATATCATCCTTGGATAAAGGCTGTTTATTCATAGTAGCAGTATTGCGGTCGGCGGCGGCGGCGGCGGCTTCATTGCCTTCCGGTGTCGCTCCCGCTGTCGCTTCCGGTGTCGCTCCCGCTGTCGCTTCCGGCGTCGCTCCCGCTGTCGCTTCCGGTGTCGCTCCCGCTGTCGCTCCCGCTGTCGCTTCCGGTGTCGGCGTCGAGGCCTCGCCTCCTGCCGCCGATTCAGATACCGCGTCTTCTTCCTTTGCGTCTGTGCCTTTTTTTTTCACTCCATCCTCTCCCTTCGCGGAGGCCCCTTGTAGTCCTTCTAATAATCCAGCAATACCGGTTATATTTCCTTTACTTGTCAACCGGGTCACTTCTTTGGTCTTTCCCTCTGCCATTGGCGTAACTAATGTTTGAAACTCAATAGGAAGTCCAGGCGACTCAAACGCCGCACACGCGCCATTTTCACCCATCGGGCCTTTGCCAAGCAACCTCATCAAATTACCGAACACCTTTACGAGAGCGGGTGGGAGTTTGTCATTATTTTGGGTGAAAAAGGTCGACAATTGCTCGAGTCCATATTTCTTCTCTTGTCCCGGAATCTTATAGGAAAAGGCATAGATCTTATCCTTAAAATCATCGAATCCTTCATTTTTATTGAGCTCGGGATTGTTTAATAATGAAATAAGCATTTTGAATACATCCATCGCCTTCGTTTTACTGATATCTTCTTCATCTTCTTCAAGATTCTTTCGCACCATCTCGAGAGCTTTGCGTAGAGTCTGGATAGATGTCACCTTACAACCCGCCGATAGATTTACAACATAACTATTTGTATCATCTGCGATAACCTTCTTCCCCTTGTTCTTCGATCCATCGGACATCGCCGCCGCCTTCTTAAAATCCTCATCGGACATTGGCGCAACCTGGATTCGGAATTCACTTGGGTCGACTTTTTCGCCGAACGCTAGAACAGTACCAAAATCATCTATGGATTTTGGCCCATCTCCCGTCAGTTTATATAAACGGCGCGAATCCAGCACAACGACTGGTCCACTATTATTGCCAGCGATTCCGATTTTGATGGACTTGTCTTTCGACGTAGGGTCGACCTGTCCCTTCTCTCCCGTATAAATAAATACATCATTGGGGTACTCGTTACCCATCGTTTCACCATCTGCGATACCTACCTGGTCGGGTGCCTTGAAATACAAGTCGCGCTTTTTATCGGGTATTTTGCCATCCGTTTCGAAATCCTTCTTCGTCGCGAATTTACCGCATAATATACGGCGCAAATCAAAAATCTCTGTATCGTGACGATTGAATTTCTTGCCGTCAGGTTTCAGTTCTAGTTGAATATAATAAGGCAGGCCATTCTTCACGAGAAATGTCAGAAGTTTCTGTGCGTCATCTTTTTTTTTCAACTCGAATGTATCCGTTTTAATGGAAATGTCGCCTTGGATTTCGGGGCCTAAACTAAAACCTGGTTTCTTTTCGCCGGTGGCGGCGGCATCATTGCCAGCGTCAGCGTCGGCCCCCTTGCCAGCGTCATTGCTCTTGCCAGCGTCATTGCCCTTACCAGCGTCAGCGTCATTGCTCTTGCCCGCGTCGGTGGTAGTGTCCGCGCCAGCGTCAGCAGCAGGACCACTCTTGTCAGCACTCGCCACCGCCGCCGCACTAGCAGCAGCCGCCGCCGCCGCCGCCGCGGCATCCCCCGGCGCACCACCTATCATTTTCTCTCGGCGTTGTTTCCGCCGCAGTCGTTTCATATTTTGATACCGTTCTTTTAGATACGATAAAACCGGCAGCGGGATATAACGCTTCAGCGTCTTATTCAATACATTCTTCAGTTTCAATGGATAAGAGGTATTATTATTATTGTTATCCGTCGCAATTTCCGCACGACTTCGTCTAAATGTCGCAGCCCTCCGCCTCACCGATTTTCGCGCCTTTTTCCATTTTCGCACACTTTGTTGCTGTTGTTTCCGTATTTTTCGTATCTTATTTCGTGTTAGTTTCATACGATTCCATATACATAAAATATATATAATATTATATATACAAAGACAACACGAGGCGATCGATGTCGTCCAAAGGAAAATCAAATCGTGATGCGCCAGTGAATCTAAAATCGGATGTTATGCGAAAAGAAGACCGCGCTTGCTCATCCACGTGTAATTTTTCATACCAATATAACACAAGCACGTGTAATGTATTCCATAAGGGGACACATTTGCGTATCCCATACGACAGTGGCAGTGGCGGAGTATATCCCGCGAGATACAATGGCGTTGATTACAAAGTAGAGCACATCCACATTCACCAACCGTCGCTTCATCGTTATGACGGTGCTCTCGCCGATGCGGAGCTGCTCGCGTATCACTCCAGTGCGGACGGTCGCAACCTCATCGTATCCATCCCCATCAATCTCGGCAACGGTGCTGGAAAGCAGAGTTCGGATATTATGAATACCATCCTCCAGAATCTCCCGAGCAGTTCAGCAAGCGGCGGCAAGTATATATCCGATGTCAATAACTTCAGTTTAGGAAACCTTATTCCGAAAGAGGGTTTTTTCACCTATGTCGGCAAGCATTTATTACCGCAATACACGGGTGTATACAATTATATCGTGTATCATAAAAAGGACGCGATCCTCGTATTCCGGGATTCTCTCGCAAGTCTCAATGACACATCTCGCGATACCGCTATCAGCCAAACGGGTCCAATCAGTGAGAACACAATGCCGCGAAATATGTATTATTACAACAAGCGCGGCGCGAATAATGCGAAAGGCAATGGCGACATCTATATCAAGTGTAATCCAACCGGTGAAGATGGGACGGTATTATACCAGCAGTCCGCAAATAATGGCGAACTCGGTAGTTTGGCGGAGCTAGACTTGAATAAATTTGGTATGAATTGGGAGACGATATTACAAAACGACATGTTTCGCACACTTATCGGGACGTTGTTTGGGTTGCTTATCGCAGCCACCCTATTTTATATGTTCCGGTTCTTATTCAACCGGATAGGTAATCGCGTGAGTTCGTCGGGGGTTGTGGTAGGACAGCGGGGCGGTGGTGGCGCGGGCGGTGGTGGCGCGGGCGCGGGCGCGGGCGGTGGCGCTTGGTAGATAATAAATCATACAATGTGTATCGTAAATAATACACATTGTCGGGCACGGCGGCGGTGGGCACGCGCGCGTTTAGATAACACCGTCATAATCAGGTTCTACCGCACCGTAAAGTTTGCCAAGGACGGGTTGGAATGAAAACCCGTCGGTAATACCGCTTCTCTCGTCATTGGGTGAAATGACGACGAGGCTATCAACCAGTTCCTCTTCCAGCGTCTTCATAGGTTCGGGATTCATTGCGGTCATAACGGACTGCTTCTTCTCCTCGGTGGGTGAAAAGGTCTCAATGCCGTAGACACCGGTCACGTGACTTGACCTGCGAATAAACTCGTATGCGGCCAAAAATCCTAAAATACCGACGACGGGGTTGGTGCTTAAGAAAAGTGTGATGGCAAGAATGACGACAAACACTTGACCGTATATGCTTTCAGCGTATTCGGCCAATGCGCGAGGGACAGATGGAGTAAAAACAATATACAATATCAGGAGGACGAAAATCACCATTTCGTGTTGTTTTTCTTGACGCATAAGTGTGCGGAAGGTATCCATATTATGATTTTAACTTGAATAAAGTGTTATTACTATTATATGATATATTATTCTAAAACTAAAACCAGTAGAATTGAAATCTCTCGGAGTCTTTGTATTAAATCTATACCGACCGACCGATGTCGACCTCCGCCTCCGCCTCCGCCTCCGCCTCCGCCTCCGCCTCCGCCTCCGCCTCCGCCGCGTCGTCTTACTATGGCCCTCGCGGATATACGCTCCTCAAAGAATGTTTGGATGCTGCGGATCTTACATTATTGAGAGATGAACTCACGGTGGGCGCATATGTCCCTAAAGCGCCCGTCCAAGCCCCTAAATTCCCTATATACCGCGAATGTTCTAAAAAGATATATATCCCACGGTTTTATGGAACCAAAATATATGGTTTTCCCGAAGAAACGCGGATTCCGCCCGGCGCCCCCGTATCCGAATCTCTCGTGTTCGCCGGCGAGATGCGTGAATACCAGAATGTCATCGTGGATAAATACATCCATCAAGTCACCAAACCGGAAAACGCGGGAATGGGCGGCGGCGGGCTTCTAGATGTAGACCCTGGCAAAGGAAAGACCGTTATGGCGCTCAATATCATCGCGCGGCTCCGTATGAAAACCCTCGTCATCGTCCATAAAAGCTTCCTTTTGAATCAGTGGATTGAGAGAATCCAGCAATTCCTGCCAGCGGCGCGTGTCGGAATGATTCAAGGGCAAATCGTTGATATCGACGACAAGGATATTGTCATCGGGATGCTTCAGTCTCTTTCAATGAAGGAGTATCCGAAAGATATGTTTGACACATTCGGGCTCTCTGTCTACGACGAATGCCATCATATGTCTGCGGAGGTATTTTGCCGGTGTATGATGAAAATAGTGACAAAATACACCCTCGGGTTATCAGGCACAATGGTGCGCAAGGACGGACTGACAAAAGTATTCAAACATTTCCTGGGGGATGTGGTCCATAAAGAGAAGAACGACACGACAACCCACTCGGTGATTGTGAAAGGGATTCAGTATAAGGTAAATGATCCGGAATTCAATGAAACCGAATACGACTACCGCGGCAACCCCAAATTCAGCACGATGATTTCTAAAGTGTGTAATTATAATCGGCGGAGCGAGTTCGTCCTGGACGTTCTACAAAATGAGCTAGCGACGAACCCGGATCAACAGGTGATGATACTGGCGCACAATCGGTCCCTCCTGGAGTATTTCCACGACGCGATAGAACATAGGAAAATCGCGTCGGTAGGGTATTATGTGGGCGGGATGAAGGAGGCTGCGCTGAAATTGAGTGAGAGCAAGAAGGTGATTATAGCGACGTATGCGATGGCGTCGGAGGGGTTGGATATCAAGACCTTGACGACACTGATTATGGCGTCGCCGAAGACGGATGTGTGTCAGTCCGTGGGGCGCATCCTGCGCGTGAAACACGCATCGCCGCTCGTCATTGATATTATTGACCCGCAGGATGTATTCCGCAGCCAGTGGTTGAAACGCCAGACCTACTACATAAAACAGAAATACCGTATTATTATGACGGACACGGAAGGGTATTATAAAAATAACTGGACGGTGAAATACGAGCCGAAGGCGGCGTCGTCGTCGTCGTCGTCGTCGTCGAAGTCAGCGTGTGCGGCGACGCTGGCAGATGCGGATATTATCGAAATTGATGAAGAGACGGGGGTTCTCTCGGTGACGACGGAATCAAGCGCCAAATCCAAGATAAAGTCGACCATTCCGAAGATGAATGGGAAGTGTATGTTTCAGTTAACGGAGTAAACGGAGTAACGACGACGCAGTCGGAGTCACGACGACGCAGTCGGAGTCAACGGACACGACGACGACGCCTTACAATACCGGATGACAACTATTATATGCCGTATAAGGCGCCGGATTTGCGAGTGCGGTCGTCCCCGGTCCCACCCCAGTTCCTGAACCTGCGATAGAATATGCCGCATTACTGCCGCCACGTTGACTCTTTTGCTTACATTTACAACGACGACGACGACTACGACTACGACTATGACTCCCCCCGAATCCGGTTACGATATCGCAGTGACACTTTTTATTACGGCGTCCAGTTTTGCGACCCTTTCGCTTGCTCTTACTGCTGCGTTTGCGACGGCTACCGCCACCACGCGTTACCGAGTTATATCCAACTGACACTGGCGCATACGACCCGCGCGCATACGCGCTATCCTGATTCCCGCCATCAAACGAATGAAACTGACTCATCCCGCCTCCTCCTTGGACGAACGCACGGCCAGCTTGGCCCTGATACATATTCCCGGTTCCACCGCCACCAACAGGAATTTGTTTGCTCGATAATGCGATTCCAGCATTATGCTCGGCTAGGGGGTTTGAATTCATATATTGCGCCATTATAATAAGATAATTACTAGTATATAATAGTAGTATATAATAGTAGTATTATTTCAATAATAAACCGTGATGGTTTACGAACGATAATTCTTATTGGAACGCCTGCGACAAAATGTGCGCTTGGTCCCGCGCGCATAACGACAGCTCTGGCGAAGTTTCCGACTGTTACATTTCTTCTGGCTTTTTGAGCGGCAAGGAGATGAATGTAAACGCGCTAAATATTTCTTCTTGTCGCGAATGACAAATGGTTTGATTTTGCGGATTTTCTGACCGCTGATGGGCGCGGATGGTTGAAGATTCATATGCTCGCCGCTGAGACGGCTCTTTCTAGCGCCACCAGACAGTGGTTCGTGTGTAATTGCGTCTTGTTGTGATGACATTGGTATTATATATAATAAAATATAATAAAATAAAATAAAATAAAATAAAATAAATGATTCGTCGATCATAGAGTATCAATCAATGAACCGAGAATCAAACGCAATTCTGGTTGGTGGTGTGACGGCGGCATTCGAATACCCGGAATCATAACGGATACATCGTGTAAATGGCGCATTTGTGTAATATGGTCTCGGGCGTCCATCATAATTGCGGGAGTTGGAATGCCATATTCTTTCTCAAATGGATGTATGATATTTCTAAATAGATAGTCCAGTGCGATTTTGTAGCTATACATCGTTGGCGGAATATAGCTCAATGGATTCGTGAAATTATTCACATTAAACACGATACCGTTTACGATATACTTATGCGCCCATATATATTCAAACATTTCTCTTGTGTTATTGATACCGTCGTGTGAGATTGTGGTTTGGACCCACAGTAGCGGAGGCGCAGCCGGAGCACGAGCCGGAGCACGAGCCGGAGCACGAGCCGGAGCACGAGCCGGAGCACGAGCCGGAGGCGCAGCCGGAGGCGCAGCCGGAGCACGAGCCGCGATTTCCCCCACACTCCGCACAATACGTTCATTGGATGGACCGAACTTTCTTCCCGCAATGACCAGCGAATTATCACCGACGAGCGATACCTCACGCGCGTTATGACAAATCATCGGTATCCGGTGTTCGCGAAGAAAAGATACGACCTCGGGCGAAGAAGCCGACGAAACAGCATAACACGGGCGGACACGTGGTAACTGTTGGCCTAATTCGCGAAATAGTTTGGATAATCGTAGAGACAATGACGACGACCGATGAAAGGACACCGATGTAGAATATATTGGCGGCATATCACGAAACGGTAGTATACAATAGTACACTCGTTATTTTTATACTCATTACACACCTGTCTAATTTCTACTGGATGTAATGCGCCGGGAATTCAAATAACGAAACTCGTGCTGTTTGACTTGTTGGTCAGTGACAACGCCCGCCGCGCCGGCGCCACTCACGACCTGGAAAGGCACCCAGCGACAAAACCGTTTATGAAATCGACACACCATCATATACTCATTATGAAGTGAAACATATTTGTCGGGTTCAGTATTCTCAAACTCGGCTTCGTCTTCGCTTTCCTCTAATGCGTCCAAACGCTGATTTTCGGCGATATTTCGAAATAAACGATTCATCATAACACTCGTTTTATAACTGGGTATGTGTGCGAAGTTATGAAACACGGGAACACGCGCACGAGATGTTGCAGGCATAACGAACAATTCATAAATATCATTTTGAATATTAGGACGCACAATGAATGTTGCCTGAATATTGGTAAGCATTTCGTCCATTGGCGGGAAATACTGTATTTGAGTAGCGATCGTATTCACCGCGGGTGCGGGTGCGTGGGCGGGCGCGGGGGTCATCGGCAAAACACAACCTTTGCTTCTCGATTCATAATTATCGGATTGTTGGCTTATGCGTTGAAACACCCTTGTGTGTGTATTATAACGATACTGAATCGCATACACTTGATACGGCAATCCTTGTGCGATGGAATCGGCATCTTGGTCGGTATCGCATAATACCGGCAGTCCAAATACTACGCTGTTTTGTTTCGTATACGCAACTTGCCGGATTTCTCTTTCCGCGAATATATTTTCACATAAACGAACGTGGCCCGACAATGTGAGTGAAGGAATCGGATTTCCTTTATACCAGTAAATCGTATGAATAGAGAAACACGTCTTGTCCGTCAACCGAAATATGACACCGCCGAATACAGTTCCATAGGCGAGTGAACTATCCATACACGCATCATAGATGCGGACTGAACCAGGATACCAACCATTTTCTTGGTAGAATCTGCGAATCACAACTCCGCCGCCGCCTCCGCCGCCGCCGCCTCCGCCTGCGTTGTGATTCGCTATATCAATGACTGCTACTATTTTATTACGCTTCCATTCCGTCACCCACACCACGCACCGCTTTCCCTTTGGAAGAATAAAACATTTATAACCTGGCGCGAGTGGTTCGTTCTTATGAATAGATGCTTCATAAGAAAGTCGAGTATTCGGAAAACTTGCCAATAAACTGTCGGTGTCTTGCGTATTCAAGACGCAGACGCCATCGCCGCCGCCGCCGCCCCCGCCATTACGGCCGATACGGTGACGATTATTGTTATTGTTATTGTTAAAACGGGGAGTTGCCATATTTTCAATCACGTGCTGGTATATATATCATACGCGAGTTCACTTTAACTCATTTCATAACTTGGGCGAAAATTATCAGATTTGGATTTCAGCCCGATTCCACGCAAGAATGTCTTTAAGTCCGTCTTCATATCACTCGGGATGGAGGATGGAATAATATCATTCGTATCATAGGAATCTCCGTGTATTCCTAAATTGTTAGATTGTGCCATTGTTGGGACCGACTTCGCGTTATCTAAATTTTTATTTATTGTATCAAACAACGATTTATATTTCTGTTTCGGGCAATGTATCAAATCTTTCACTTTTGGCGCAGTCAATGTAGTTTCAAAATAAATATACAAATAATGAATAATAACAATTAAACTGATAGAAAAGAGAATATTTTGAATGAACCACAACATTACGATTATGATGTAACTATATTGTTTTCAAGTGTATATTACGAACATAATTTGAAGTGGTCTAAAAACGAAATAATATCGTCAATACACGTTCGCGTTAATATATCGGAATGATGCGGTATAACGCCATTTTCGGTGGTGATATAAAAATCCAAGACATCAGTCTCCGTGTCATTTAATATAAAGACGAATGCGTTCATTGATTTCTGATGTGTTTTAACGACCTTTTTAATATGTCGCACAACGGTGTGATTTGTGGAAATAGTGTGGCGCGTATCGCTGGCGACGGGAGTTAATTCATAATAACTTTCATCTACTAGGACCGGGACCGGGACCGGGACCGCCCTGGCGATTTCCATCGTCCGGACCATTCCGTCCACCGGAATGCGTTCGTGTAGATTTTGTTGTCGCGTGGCGTCATTTGCGCGGATTTCATAGATTGCGTCTTCCGTTACGATGATATCTTCCATTTTTTTATCTACGAAAAACAGTTCGGTTCCCTTCGGGCGAAGGCGGCCCCTTTCAATGATTTGATGTATTTTCGAATATCGCGCACACATTTCTTCTAATGTTATATCCAATAAATATATACGTGGTTCGGTCTGTTGCTTTGTTTGAATGAAATGTGTGCTCGTATTGTTTCTGTAAATGGTGCTGAGGCCGGAAATCATCATTGCTTGTCGCGCATTTTGCCCTTTTTTTTGTGCGCGGAAATTATTGCGTGTATCCATTAAGCGGTAGATGCGGTAGATGCGGTATATGATATCACGTCGTATGTTTATGTCATTTCGTAGCGGCCATTCAGGCGCCGCCTGCGAAACAATATAGAAACAATTCGTGTATTCTATACACAACCAATGTCTCCGTCATCTTCGGCCGCGACCAAAACCACAATTGTTATTGTATCCAAAGCAGGTTCTCTTTCAGAGTGCGTAGTTGAACCTAATAAAGAGACTACCCTCGGAGAACTTGCCATTCTGTTATCTAAAAAATGTGGATATCGGAATCCGGAAGGATTTATATGTTGCCATACGTGGAGATACCGGAATAAACATTCGTTTACCGTGGCAGTCAGTCCAGATGTAACGACCGCGCCCAGGCACATTTATGTGGATATTTGGGCGAAATCCGATGGACGCGCCGGACAAGAGAATAAATACGAATTGCCGCCCCCAATAGACGATCATTTATTCTTTGGAAATATGGCACTTGTCGCCAGATTAGACAAAGAGAACGCAATCGATATGACGATTGAATTATGGAATAAGATATATGAGGCACTATTTGGCGGATTCGAGGATTTGGCGGCTACAGCGGCGGAAGATGAAAATGAAGTGGATGAGCTGGATTTGATTCCTGCGTGTAAAAAAACGAGTAGCGGGTATTTGAAAGACGGGTTTGTTGTGGAAGATGACAAAGAAGATACGCCGCGCTGTAAACGAAATACGCGGGGAAAAAAATCCAAGTCTGAATCGACTGAAGGCGAGTTTATCACCGAAACAGAAACGGAAACAGAGACGGAAACAGAGACACCACGTTATGATTCGCCTGTGAATTCGGATACGGATTATGAACCTGTAAATAAGATTATTGCCAAACCCAAGCGACCTGCGGTGGTTAAGAAGCCTGTGGGTGGAAAATCCAAAAAGACGGTAGAAGAACCCATCGTAGCAGAAGAAAGTGAGTCGGAATTAAGTGAAGACTCATATGACTAGCTTCGGCACGGAAAATTGATTAAAGAAATCAATAGTTATACAAGTAATACATTATCTGATGGCAACGATTCAAACCATTGCGTATCCGGAAAACTTTCGCGCCGAAGTGCGTAAAAGAATTGATGTGATTTTATACGCCGGGGGCGGAGCCGGGTCCATCGCATCCAATATCGAAAAAGGCATATTCAATTGGACTATCCAGCACGCAACCAAAAACAATATTGTGAAAAAATGGTCCAACCCCTTCTTCATTACATTGTATATTGACCGCCTGCGTTCAGTGTATATCAACTTGAAAAAACCAGATGTATCAAGCGCGGTTATCTCCGGAAACATCCAAGCCCCCGAGCTCGCATTTATGACGCACCAAGAAATTTGCCCAGATAAATGGAAACAACTCATTGAAGACAAAAAGGTTCGCGACAAACAGAAATACGAGCCGAATATCGAAGCATCCACCGACAACTTCACGTGTAATAAGTGTAAATCCAAGAAATGTACGTATTATCAGCTTCAGACTCGTTCTGCGGATGAGCCGATGACGACATTTGTCACTTGCTTGGAATGTGGAAAGCGCTGGAAGTGTTAACAATATGACATAAAGAATAATAACTGTTGAAATAGTAAAAAGATGACATGTAAATTTTTTACTATTATAAAATCTTATTTTCAGTGTTGTTGTGATAAACACCCCAAAGACGGCGATAGTAGCTGCAGCACCAGATATACTCAAGATTGTGTAGAAGAAAATCCAATTACATTTGACGACCTTACCTACACAAATGAATCAGGTTCATCAAGTGCGTGGTCTTCGTCATCTACATTAGATGGATATGACGAAAAACGCAAGAAGGATATCAAAGATACCTTTCATCGTATCAAAAAATATAAACGTAAATTATTTCATCCATATGAAGAATATTATAGTGATTAAAGTATCTCTAAATCTTGAACACGCCAATATTCAGAACCGCCGTTTGGTAATGGGCGCCGGATGATAAAAGGGGTCTTTTTTTGCTCCAATTCCTTCACCGCAATGAGGTATCCGTCAATGACGGTAGAATCAATCTTAATAAATGCGGGCGCCCCTTCATTGAGTTGTTTCGCGCGTTGCCCCAATATCCGCGTTTTCTCATATTTCGTCATAATCGGAATGGTTCGGTGTAAATCATCCACGATGATGCCTGCGCTATTTCGCACGACACGTGAAAGTGTTTGTATTTCATCATAATTGTGTGATAATGATTCGGGGTGGTATGTCGCAATATAACTTTCGCGAACATTTGATTTCAGTTTCTGGAAATATTCCGACGAACTCTTATCTTCATCTTCGTCTTCATCTTCGTCGTCATCTTCGTCTTCGTCAAAATGTATACCGTGAGGAACCCCTAGTAATGTGAGATCATCTTCGGTATTTTTCTTGGATGCCGTTCGCCGTTTCTTTACATTCTTTTTTGATTCGCCGTCGCCGTCGCCGTCGCCGTCGCCGTCGCTACCACCACCGGCGGCGCCGCCTGGGCCGTCGACGTCTTCTTCTCCTTCGCTTGGGTCTGCGTCATCATCGTCATTATCGTCCTCGCCAACCGAGGACGCGTCCTTACTTGTATTTGTATCATCATCGGTGTGTTCTGACGCCGTATCATCATCGTCGTCCACCGGTAATACTGGGACGGGTTCTTCATTTTCGGAATCATCGGCATCGGCATCCGCCGCAGCAGCAGCAGCAGATGATGACAGCAGTTTTTTGGGTGGAACAGGTATCGACATTGGTGGCGTTATGTATATATAATTATCACACTTTATTATGTTTCAATTTATTGTTTTACGTAGACGAATAGTAAAACAATAAAAAATGCGGCATTCTCCGCGAATTTAATTTTGCTCGGTATTCCATACCTTGTCGCATTTCGCACACAAGTATACATACTTCAGGTTTGTGTCATCATACCGAACATAAATGATTTCGGACTTGGGTGCGCCGCCGCCCACGCCGCCGCCGCCGCCGCTCCCCTGATTGCTAGAACACTCGTCATTTGGGCAACGCATTGTATGAATCCGAGGCAGCGTAGGGTCTAACTTTGTATATTTATTCACCACTTGCGAAAAGGTCTGTGGCGTCGTTTTATGCCTGACATTGACCTTTGAAACGCATATATTCTCGGAAGCAATCGTATTGTCTATATTTCCACAATTTCTACAGTAATACTGTAACTCATTTTCAGGAGTAATGCTGATATAATTCATATTGGAGCATATCGAACAGAAATGCATCGCGCGCCGACGTAATCTACTATATTGTATATAGATACAATTAATTTCAATTTAAGTCGGTATTTGTTGCCATACATCAGTATAAGTATTACAATAAAGGACTCTTCACGGTTCCTACCGTAGCGGCCACCGTAGCGGCCACCGTAGCGGCGTAATGTTCTAATATGGTGTCATACGAAATCGCGGCCGTAATACATCCATATAATCCGGTTGTTAGTGTTTTCTTCTCGGGGTATTTCTTCATTCGTTCTTCCAAAATCTCTCGGATACGTGTTTTATTTTCTTTAAAATGGCGCAACATGAACTCCCGAAACTCTGGAACGAGCGTGGATTCAATCGTTACGTGTGTTGTCAGTTCGGTCAATAATGTCAAGCACGCAAACTTATAATTGTAGTATTCGACAATCGTGTGATACGGGACGAAATCGCTGTGTTCTTTGCGAATACCGGGCTCGTGAAGGAGGGGCTCTTTATCCAACAGTGACTGGAAAGTCATAAGGACAGAGCGAATATTCTGACACCCAGACCATTGTTCTCCGCGCCACGTATTCACAATAGACACACATACCTTCTTATTCGTGTAAAAGTTGGGGTGAAACCGAATATTCTTTGTATTTGTCAAATAAGAGACAATGGGTGGAGAATGCGGATAGTTCGTAGGGAACTTAAAGACGAAGAAGTAATATCCGCCGAAATAAAGCGTGTCCGATGGGCCAACAATACACGCATACCCGGTCAAAATATCGGTTTCACTGTGACGATATATAATGCCACATTCGTCTAATGTAGGGTCGGTCATAACAGCGCGGATATCCTTGAGTAGACGCATAACGGTGTCTTTGGGAATGACTACTTTGGCAGTAGCCGTGGGTTTATCATCCATCGAAATGAGGTTTTACAATAGATTCTATTGTTGTGTTTATGTATTTTTCCATTACGACCGCCGACCGCCGACCGCCGACCGCCGACCGCCGACCGCCGACCGCCATTTTCGTCTAATTTGTGACGATACATCGAGCAGAATGTTGCGCGGATTCTAATAAATAGTGTGACCATTATGCTCTCATAAAAAAGAGTGTGACGAGTTATCGTCACAAAATCGAAAATCGAAACCCTAAAAAAAAATCTACGGGCTAAAACACTTTTTTTACAAAAGTCCTGTGCACAGAAAAACGAAAATGAAAGTATCCCCCTTTTTTGGGGGGTTTACATGAATGAAAAGTCAAGGTACCATTTTTGGGGGATCAGATTTAGAGATAAAACCTCTGGAATATATAAACCGGGGGTTTTAGAAATTTCAATTCATAATTCGGACAAAATTGAACCTTAAACCTACCCAATTTGATTTTACAAGACAGAACTACACAGGACAATGACATCAACATTATACGGATCGACGTCGGTGGCGTCGGCGTCGGCTACGGCGTCGGCTACGGCTACGCTTACCGACCCTACAACCGCATCATACCAGTCTCTTTGCTCTGGTATGACATACGAACAATTTATGAAACATCATACTTCCAAACCAGGCGAAGCGTATACCCATACGCGCATCGGGGACAAGACACTGAACGTTCACGGCGGTGTTTATACGATACCTCCGGCGATATTGCCAGTATTTTGGAAGAAGTATTATTCACACGTGTTTGAAAATGGAAAACAGGAGTTTCTCACCGAAAAACAGAATCCGGAAAAGGGCATTGTTGTCGTGGACTTTGATTTTAGATATGAAACGAGTATCACCAAGCGCCAGCACTCCAAAGAACACATATTGGATATGATACAGTCGTATATCCAGACACTCGAGACACTTGTCGACATTCCCACAGACGTCAAGATTCCGATTTATGTCTTTGAAAAGAGCGATGTGAACCAGCTGGACGATGTCACCAAGGACGGGATTCATATGATTATTGGCGCTACCGTGGACCGCCCGATTCAGCGAATGTTGCGCGCGCGAATGCTGAAAGAACTCCCGGAAATATGGACGGATCTCCCGATTACGAATTCGTGGAACGATGTCCTTGATGAAGGAATCTCGCGCGGACATACCAACTGGCAGTTATACGGTTCGCGTAAGCCAGGTCACAAGGCGTATATGTTGAAGTATCATTTCATTATGATGCACGACCCCGATGACGACGATGGCGCGTGGATGTGTCAGGAAGAGAAGACGAGCAAATTCAATGTAAAAGATAATTTTGCGAAAGTGTCTGTCCAGACGGCGACAGGCGTAGATACCGAATATCCAGTATTTACATTGTTACAGAACAATTCTGTATTGAAGGTGGAATATGACGCGCTTCTGAATCAACAACGCAGTGGAATGAATGGGGGGCGAAATGGCGCGGGTGGCGGTGCGGGTGGCGGTGCGGGTGGCGCGGATGGAGGCGGGAGACGTATTCGCCTTGTGGTGACGGGTGGCAGTGGTGGCGGTGGCGGCGGGGGCAGTGGCGCAACCGACGCAATGATGTCGCACAACGGAGTCATTCTGATGGATAAAATAACGAATCATTCTGAACTCGCGATGGCGGTCGAAGTCATGCTGAATATGCTTGAACCCAAAGAATATGAAATCCGCGAGACGCATTATTATACAATGGCACTTCCGTCGCAATACTACGACCCATATGATAAATGGCTGCGCGTCGGGCTCGCGCTTCACAATACCAACGATAAACTCTTCCTCACGTGGATGCTTTTCAGCGCAAAGTCTGCGAAGTTCTCATATACGAATATTATGAAGCATTATGAAACCTGGTGTAATTTCCCCTACAGTCCTGATGGTCTCACCCGTCGGTCCATCATGTATTGGGCAAAGAACGACTGCATGGAAGACTATAACCGAATCCGTAATGAAACCATCGACAACTTCATCCATCAGACGATTTGTAACGAGACGACGAACGACGCTTCTACGGATGTAGATTTGGCGACAGTATTGTATACCATTTTCAAGGACCGGTTCGTTTGTGTCAGTGTCAAAGATAACCAGTGGTATGAGTTTGAGAAGAATCGGTGGGTAGAATGCGACCAAGG